GCTTGGACTGCGGCTACCGATGGCCGTATCCTCGAAATCCCGGAAGACATCCGGATTCGACATTATTCGACCCTCAAGCGCATCGCCCGAGACTACCAGCCCCAAATCGCCCAGCTCAATAACGTCTGTGGAATATGGATCTGGGGCGACTCCGGATCCGGCAAGACCCGGTCCGTTTATGCCCGATATCCCGAGGCCTACCCGAAACCTTGCTCGAAGTGGTGGGATGGTTACCAAGGGGAGGAGACTGTTCTCCTCGATGACATCGACACTGAATCACGATCTTGGATTGGACGTTTCCTCAAGGTCTGGTCCGATCGATACTGCTTCGTGGCTGAAGACAAGGGCGGATCTCGGAAGATCCGGCCCGAAAGATTTATAGTTACATCTCAATATAGTATTGAAGATATTTTTTTGGATGAGCCTACGCGCGAAGCGCTAAACCGAAGGTTTACAGTTATTAAAAAAACAATAAATCAAGATATTATTCTTTGAAAAAAAAACTTTACTTCAGAACATTTTAACTAAACTTTGCACATTCCTTTTGCACAGCGCAGCGTAGGCCGTTAGGCCGTTATGGCGCCTGCGGCTACTTAGCGGTTAAGCATAATTCGCTGGGACTTCCGTATCAATAACTGTACCCGCTGCATCTGCGATGGAGTAGAGGGTAGTATTATTTGTAGTAACATTTGATCCTTGAAGTATAATCTTCGGATTTGTTTGTACTGCATATGCGACGTATTTAGCATTTTGTATGCCAACTAATTTCACTCTTGCTGTTGAAATAGATCCCGACACCATACTATTTGTTGAGTCCACTACTGGCCCTTTTGCCACAATAAAGGATTCCATTGTAATCCCTCTAACACCTCCTGCCCATTCTTTTAGATATGCAAGATCGAGTAGTCGATTAGCATTAAGAACATGTGTATGTTTCATTTCTTGTCCTGGTTCCAATTTGAATGAAACCTTTTTGATTATCCACCAATTCATATTGAATTGTTTGCTGTCTGTGGGCTTGCTGTTGTAGAAACTTCTATCTGCAGGCGTTCCGTCCGCTGCGGTTGCAGTTAATCCGGATGTCCAGTCTGTTAGATATCTCGTTGCACCCCATGTTTTCAAACTTGTTTTTCGCATAATTATATAGAGGTCTCCCTCTGTTGATGTAGGTGCTTGATTTGTGAAACTCCACGAAGTTGATATCGATTTTAAGTATAGAGATTGACACATCAGATTAGGATGATCGGCTTCAAGTCCTACCCATGCTCCTGCGGTTGTTCGGAATTTTGAATGAGATTCCCATATATTGACGAGTACGGTTGGTAACCCAATACCGGACTGGACATCTGAATTGATTCCCATCATTATTTGTTTGCCTTGATCGGTTCGTCCCGGTGCTCCGGCTAGCAATGACGCAATCGAGAAGGTTCTTATGTCTTCGTAGATGACTGGTTGTTTCGCCCAAGTAAGATTTTTAGCCAATTTCGCAGCCTTGTACTTGGTGACTGTTTGACTGGCGTAATTAGCGTATCCAGGGCCGTGTACGTTTCGTGAGGTTCTACGGGACCTCCCCTTTTTAGAGTACCGCTTCGCTTTGCCGCGGCCCGGTCGCTTCTTTTTAGTTCCGACCCGTGTAGTTTGACGGCGGTAATCACTGGCGTAAGGCTTTCTTGGAATTTCTTGCCAGGTGTGTTTTCGTTTTCGACCTCCTGTTGTAAGTGCCATTTGTTTTCTTTGTTGTCTTGCTGCTGTTGCGTTGAAAGAGTCGTTTTTGTGTTCGTCAAAGAACTTATTAAGATATCCCGAGTCTTTTCCTGTGAAGAAGTGCTGTGTCTTCGCTCTTTGTCGGAATACTTTTCCGTAAGGTACATCCATAATAATGGATTTTGAATAGTTATGTTTAAAACTTAACTTGGTCTATAGTTCTATTATTACCTATAGACCAACTGTGCAGATCATCTGTGCAGCACAGCCTGAACTTAATTCCCATACTGCGCCACGCAAGCACCCCACACCATTTATCTATATAAGCACACCTCCCCGCTCTTAGTTCTATGCAACATGAACCTATCCCGATCCCCGAGACCCTGGAACCTCCTGAAGGACGAGCCCGATATCGAGCTTGGTGCTTCACTCTTAATAACTTTGAAGCACCCCAACTGGATCTTCTCAATAACCTGGCCTGCCGCTACATCGTATATGGCAAAGAGGTCGCTCCTGAAACAGGCACGCCTCATTTGCAAGGCTATGTCTACTTCGCTTCCGGGAAGTCTTTCTCTGCAACTCGAACCCTCCTACCTGGTTGTCATCTACTGGTCGCCCGGGGAACCCCTGGTCAGAATTTTAGATACTGCTCCAAGGATGGCGACTTCGTTGAACGCGGTGATCGCCCCCTTGATCCCGTCGAGCGTGGAAACCTCGAACGTGATAGATATGTTAACGCTTGGACTGCGGCTACCGATGGCCGTATCCTCGAAATCCCGGAAGACATCCGGATTCGACATTATTCGACCCTCAAGCGCATCGCCCGAGACT